CACCATGGAGCAATTACCAATGTTTATGCCGAACTCAGCATGGCGCCCGCCGGAAGAGTTCCCAAACTTAACGACCGCCAGCAGGATCTCTTTGGACTGCGAGACGAGGGATCCTCATCTCATGGAGAGGGGACCAGGCGGAGTGAGGTACGACGGGGAAGTTGTGGGGGTGAGTCTTGCGACTGAAGACGCGTCTTGGTATTTTCCTTTTGGGCATGGCGGCGGAGATAACCTTCCTAAAGCTGCGGTTATTTCTTTTCTTGAAGATGTGCTTGGCAAAGATACGGAGAAGATAGGTGCGAATCTCATCTACGACCTTGAATGGTTACGTGCAGAAGGCATTCAAGTCAATGGTCCCATACGCGACATCCAAATCGCGGAGCCTCTTATTGACGAGAACCAGTCCAGCTACAGCCTCTCGGCGCTTGCTAAAAAGTACCTTGGCGAAGACAAGGATGAAACACTTCTACGCCAAGCCGCCCATGCTGCTGGCGTCGACCCTAAAGGTGGACTTTGGAGATTGCCGGCCAGGTACGTTGGTCCCTATGCCGAAGCAGATGCTGCCCTTCCAATACGTATCTTCGATCTTCAAAAGAAGATCTTGATGCAAGAAGACTTGTGGGACATCTTTGAACTTGAGTCTGACCTTGTGCCAATCATGCTTGACATGCGGTTCAAGGGCGTCCGCGTCGACGTCGATAAAGCTGAGCAGCTAAACGACCAAGGCCTAAAAGACGAAGCCAGATTACTGGGCGAACTAAGAGACCTCGTCGGTTACGTGATCGATCCATGGTCAGGCGATGATCTTGGCAGAGCGTTTAAGAAGCTAGACATTTGGTACCCTGAGACTGCAAAGGGCAATGCATCTTTCACTGGCGACTGGCTTGCTAATCACGATCTTGCTGTGCCAAAGAAGATTGCTGAGTATCGTAAACTAAACAAGATGCGTCGTGACTTTATTGAGGGCATGATCCTCAAGATGGAACACTCAGGTCGCATTCATTGCCAGTTCCACGCGCTGCGCAAAGACGAATCAGGAACTAGGTCTGGTCGTTTCAGTAGCTCCATGCCTAACTTGCAGCAGGTTCCTGCACGCGACGAACATTGGGGTCCATTGATTCGCGGTTTGTTCTTGCCTGACGAAGGTATGCAGTGGGCTAGCTGCGATTACAGTCAGCAAGAACCCAGGATCTTGGTGCACTACGCAGACCTGCTTGGTTTAAAAGGCAGTGAGGAAGCAGTCAAGACTTACAGTGAATCAGCTGATACTGACTTCCATCAAATGGTTGCTGACATGGCTGGCATCAAGCGTAAGCAAGCCAAGACCGTGAACCTTGGTATGTTCTACGGCATGGGCATTTACAAGCTCAGTCAAGAACTTGGTCTCAGTCAAGATGAAGCCAGACCTTTGTTTGAGCAGTACCACGATCGTGTGCCGTTCGTCAGGCAGCTCAGTCAGCGCTGCACTCAGTCAGCTACTCAGAAGGGTTTCATTAAAACCTTGCTTGGTCGCAAGCGGCACTTCGATCTTTGGGAACCTGCTGATAGCCAAAACACTTGGCCTAACAGAGAGAACCCACTGAGTCGAACGCAAGCCGACAAGGTTTGGCAAGGCAGACCGCTGCGTAGGTCAATGACACACAAAGCTTTGAATGCCCTGATTCAGGGTGGTGCTGCTGATATGACTAAGAAAGCGATGGTCGACTTGTACAAGGCAGGCGAAGTCGGTCACATTCAAGTGCACGATGAGATCTGCTTTAGCGTAAAAGATCAGGCTCATGGTGAACGAATCAAAGACATTATGGAGTCCTGTGTTAAAATAGCTGTACCGATCAAGGTCGATCTCGAGATGGGACCGACTTGGGGCGACAGCAAATAAAGGAGAATATATGTGGATTTTTACTAAGGCAGGACTATTAAGTGTTGTGCAAAACCGTGCAGATAAGAACATGTTGCTTGTCCGTGCGCGTCAACCGCACCACATCACCGACAATTTTGAAGGCAGCATACCGCAGTACACGCCAGACGCAGACTACCGGTACCGCATTCACTTGTCTAAAAGTGCGTTTGCAAAACAGTTAACCAAGTTGGTTAGTGAAATTGATTACCCGAACTTCAAGGACGCGGCGAATCCAGAGTTGTCTGGAATCTACCTGCAAATTTGGGGAACAGGTCTTAAACTTGAGGGCATGGAATATGCGCGAGTCTACCCTGTGGACTTTGATTCGGGAGAGGCTTCCCGGACATCTGGTCAGGATTGAAAACTTAGCAGGCATCGGGCAACCTGACGTCAATGGTTGCCATGACGGCGCAGAAGCCTGGGTCGAACTGAAGGTAGTCAAGGGAAACTACATCTACTTTCGGTCGAGCCAGATCGCGTTCTTCAGTCGACGCTGCAAGGAGAAGGGTCGCGTGTTTGTACTAGCTCGAAAAGACGACGACATCATCGTGTTCAAGGCCGAATCAGTCTTGACCGTTGTCGACTTGTTAGAGCCAGTGAAGGACGGTGCTTGCAAAATTAAGTGGGCTCTTATCCCGAACCCGCAAGTGTTTACCAAGCCTTGGCCATGGGAAAAGATCGCGGATATAATCTACAAATCTTAGCTTATTGCCAATACAGTGATATTATCAATAAACAGAAAGGAGAAATGATGACAGTGTACGTGGTTCAGGAACCCCGAGGAATTAACCTGATGCCAGCAGAGAAATACGGCAAGCTGCAGGTCTTGTTGCCACCCGGCAACGTGGCTTACAGCGCAGCGCCCACGGTTTCTCGGTTGAAGCGCGGGTTAGCCCGGTTCACTGATGAAGATTACTTACTGATGGTCGGCGATCCTGCTGCCATCGCAGTAGCTGGTGCCGTAGCCACGATGCTCAACAATGGACGCATGAAAGTCTTGAAGTGGGATCGCCAGGAAATGCGGTACTACGTGGTTGAATTCGATCTAATGAGGAGAAGCGATGACTATTGATGTCACACCAGGCGACGACAGCCTGAAAGTCGTAGCTGAACTTGCCGCTAAGCAGGTGCAGCTTGAGAAAGATATAGAGGATTTAGAAGCGCAGTTGAAAGAGAAGACAGAAGCCTTGTCCCAGGTACAGGAAAAGGATTTGCCTGAAGCCATGACTGAGTGCGGCATCAGCGAGTTCAAGCTTGTCGATGGCAGCAAGATTACTGTCAAGCCTTTCTACCAAGCTAACCCTCCAAAAGAGAAGTACGAAGAAGCGATGCAGTGGCTGCGCGACAATGGTCATGGTGACTTGATCAAGAACGACGTGACTGTAAGCTTTGGCAAAGGTGAAGATGAGCGTGCTGTAGACTTCAAGACTTTCTTGAAAGACCACGGTACTTCATACACCGACAAGACCGGCGTTCATGCTATGACGTTCAAAGCGTTTGTGCGTGAGCAAGTGGAAGCAGGTAGGAACTTGCCCTTCGACCTGTTAGGCGTTTACATCGGGCAGAAAGCAACCATTAAGAAAGGATAACTCAAATGGCCAAGAACGAAGTAGCCGAAAAGAAACAGGGTGGCGCCCTGGCAGTGATTGACTTTGCAGCAGACGCTGGTATGGGCATGGAGAATATGACTAGCCAAGACATGGCTATTCCATTCTTCAACATCTTGCAAAAGTTGTCGCCTCAACTAGACACCTTGCCTAACGCAAAGGCTGGCATGATCTTCAACACAGTTACTGAGGAAGTCTTTAAAGACATCGTGGTAATTCCTTGCGCGTACAAGCGTGAGTTTGTTGAATGGCGTCCACGTGAACAGGGTGGTGGTTTGGTTGGTCAACATGCAATCACTAGTTCCGTGGTTACAGATGCGAAGAGCATCAACGGCAAATTAACTACTGCAGCAGGCAACATCCTTGTTGAGACTGCTTATCACTTCGTGATTCGCATTGAGCTCGATACGGGGTTGATGGAGCCTGGTTTGATTACCATGTCAAGCACGCAGCTGAAGAAGAACCGTCGTTGGAATAGCTTGATGAACAACTTGAAGGTGCAAGGTCCATCGGGTCCTGTGACACCTGCACGTTTCAGTCATATGTACAAGCTTGCTTCAGTGGCAGAGCAGAATGATAAAGGTGCTTGGTCTGGTTGGACCATCGACATGGTGGGTCCTGTTACAGAACCCGGTATGTACCAAGCAGCCCGTGACTTCGCTCAGCAGGTTATGTCAGGAGCTGTGAAGACCGCAGCACCTGAAGCAGATCAGACTGAAACCCACAACGCGTTTTAACGAAAGGGCCCGGGGTTCGCAGCCCCGGGTTTTTTATTTATGCTCATAGAAAATTTCATGGAGATTTTCGAGGGCTTGCCACGGGCGCATGGAACATATGTCATCAAGGGTAGTCGTCAAGACAACAAGCTGACAGGAAAAGCCACGACTATTCGTGAGCCAGTGACCAAGGAACTGTGGCAACAGCACCTCGAAGGTAAGCAAGGACTTGGCGTTATTCCAATCAACGACGAATCCTTGTGCAAGTTTGGAGCCATCGACATTGACACGTACGATGGCAGCATTGACCTACCCAAGATCAATGCAGCAATACAAGAACTCAAGGTACCGCTTTTCCCTTGCGCCAGTAAGTCAGGTGGCATTCACCTTTACTTGTTCACAAGCGAGTGGGTAGAAGCTAGCTTGATTCAGCAGAAACTAAAAGACCTCGCAGCCTACATGGGTTACGGTGGCTGCGAAATTTTTCCGAAGCAAACCAAAATCCTCGCGGATCGTGGGGACATTGGTCAATGGATCAACATGCCTTATTTTGGCGACACACGTTGGTGCCAAGGTATGAAGCCAGAAGCCTTCATTGAAAAGGTTATGGCCAACCGCTTTACTGCTAAGCAACTAGAAGACCTAGTCATCACTGTCAAGTCTGACTTTGAAGACGGTCCACCTTGCCTGCAGCATCTTGCAACAAAAGGTTTTCCACAGGGGACTCGCAACAATGGACTATTTAACATCGCTGTTTACTGCCGTAAAAAGAATCCCGACAATTGGGAAGGGGATCTGGAAGGATTTAACGTTCAGCTTATGGAACCACCTCTATCCTCCTCCGAAGTACAAGGGGTCATTAAATCTGCGAAGAGAAAAGACTATCAATACACTTGTAGTAAGCCTCCTATTGCTCCTTACTGTAATGCTGCTGTGTGCAAGCTTCGTAAGTTTGGTATTGGGGCTAGTAGCGATATGCCTGCTGTTCACAGCCTCACAAAGTTTGATACTAACCCTCCCATTTGGTTCTTGGATATTGACGGTGGTGGTCGGCTGGAATTAGAGACAGACGATCTACACAATCAACGTCGCTTCCAACGCAAGTGCATGGAGCGCTTGAACGTGCTGCCTGCCAAGATGAACGACATTGCATGGACCAAGCTCATCAACCACTTGCTTGAGAACCTGACAGTCATCGAGGCACCACCTGATGCTTCTCCAGTTGGTCAGTTGTTCGAGTACATCGAGCGCTTCTGCACGGGACGAGTGCAAGCCAAGGCTAAGGAAGAGATCTTGCTTGGTAAACCCTGGTCTGACGGTATGAAGCACTATTTCAGGATGGCAGACTTGATGGCGTTCTTAGATCGTCACCACTTCAGGGATTACAAGGTACACCAGGTTACTTCGATCTTGCGTGAGAACGGTGCTGAGCACCACTTCTTCAACATCAAGGGCAAGGGCATTAACTTGTGGGCGGTCAACGAGTTTGAGAAGCATCAAGGCGATTTTGATACTCCAGACGTAGGCGAGAGCGGAGAAATCTTTTGACGTGGACCATCATCTTTGGGCCTCCAGGGACAGGCAAGACTACTGCAGGCATGCGGTTCATTGAAGAGCGTTTGGAGAAGGGGATGAAGCCAGAGCGTATTGGCTACATTGCCTTTACCAAAAAGGCGGCGAATGAAGCACGGAGCAGGGCAGCGGATCGCTTTGGGTTTACCAAAGACGACATGCCTTTCTTCCGGACCATCCATAGTTTAGCCTTTCGCCAGTTAGGTATGAAGCCAACAGCCATGATGCAACGTCCAAATTATAGAGAGCTTGGCGAAAAGCTCGGGATCGAGGTCAGTGGTTACGGCAACACGGAAGACGGTCTGCTGCAAGGCATGCCATTAGGCGACCGCTACTTCTTCCTTGACAACCTAGCCAGGATTACAAGGCAGCCACTGAAGAAGATCTGCGAAGAGTGTGGTGACGACGACATTGACTGGCACGAGCTTGACCGTGTTTCACGGACCTTGATCCAGTACAAGAAGGTTCACGGGTTACAGGACTTCACTGACTTACTTGAAACCTGGCTGCATAGTGGCGTGGTACCAAAGCTCGATGCCGTCTTTGTTGACGAGGCACAGGACTTATCTGCTTTGCAGTGGGACGTCGTAGAAAAACTAACGGAGAATGTACATGACCGATTCATCGCAGGAGACGACGATCAGGCTATCTATCGATGGGCCGGCGCAGACGTCGACAGACTTATTCATTTACCTGGAAAGCGTATTGTCCTCGATCAATCGTACCGTGTACCAAGAGCAGTGCACAAACTTGCGACTCAAGTCATCTCAAGCGTATCGAACCGTGTCACTAAACGGTTCAGACCAAGTGAAGTTGATGGTGGAGTTCACTGGCACTTTACCCCAGAAGAAGTGGACATCAGCAAAGGTACCTGGCTCTTGCTCGCCAGAAACAGCTACCTGACTAAGGAACTAGAAGAGATCTGCTTGAAGTCAGGTTATCCGTTTCAGTCGATGAAGAAGAACCCGCTTGATTCAGACAGTCTCAAGGCGATAATTGCGTGGACAAGACTTTGTCGCGGTGAGTCAGTCAATGGCGACAGTTTAAGATTGGTCTATCGGTTCATGGGCATACGCAAACGAACCGATAAAGAAAGGATATACGTACTGCAAGACACAGGTCTTGAACCAGGGATCTGGCACGAGAAGCTCACTCACATTCCGGCTGCTGAGCGCGAGTTCTACATCGCAGCCAGACGACAAGGTGAGACGCTCATTGGCGAACCCAGGATCAAGATCAACACCATTCACGCCGTCAAAGGCGGTGAAGCCGACAACGTCTTGATGCTGACAGACATGGCGTCAAGGTCGTACAAGTACATGCAGCAGTACCCGGACGATGAAGCTCGGGTGTTTTACGTAGGAATGACTCGGGCTAGGCAGAATCTGCACCTGATCCAGCCGCAAACCAGTCTTTACTACGAGATCGGATGACTAGGATTATCCTAGAGAACGGGAAAAAATATGGACCATACTAACACTTACCCCTTTAAGACACAACCCTACGCTCATCAAGCCAAAGCCTGGGACATGTCAAAGGAAAAAGACGAATTCGCTCTGTTCATGGAGATGGGAACAGGCAAGACAAAGGTAGCAATCGACTCTTTGGCGTACCTCTATGATTCAGGTCGGATCAATTCTGCTCTGATCGTAGCTCCCAAGGGTGTCTACATGAACTGGGTTATCAAGGAAATTCCGACTCACTTGCCTGACCACATCCAGCACAAGATTGCTAGCTGGCACGCCAGTCCAAGGAAGGCGGAACAAGAGGCTCTTGATGAGATCATGAAGCCTAGTGACGACTTGCGGATTCTGGTAATGAACGTTGAAGCCTTCTCCACGGACCGAGGCACTAAGTTCGCGCAGCTCTTCACAGACATCGGTGGCCGCGTGGCCATGATCGTCGACGAGTCAACGACAATCAAGAACCCAGGAGCTCAGCGCACGAAGAACGTGATCAAGGTAGGAACCAGGGCGCACTATCGCCGCATCCTAACCGGTGAGCCAGTGACTCGTAGTCCACTAGACATCTACAGTCAAGCTCAGTTCTTGAACCCGCACTTGCTAGGCTTCAGTAGTTACTACACGTTCCGCAGTCGGTATGCCGTGATGATCGATGCTAAGTCAGGTAACCGCACGTTCAAGAAGATCGTTGGTTTCCAGCGGCTAGATGAGTTGACGAAGCTACTGCAGGCTTTCTCGTATCGAGTTAAAAAGGCCGACTGTCTTGATTTGCCCGCCAAGATCTATCAGTATCGGCATGTCGAGCTTACCAAGGAACAGAAGCAGCTTTACAAACAACTCTCCGATTCGGCCATCGCTCTCTTGCAAGGGAAAGCACTGACAATTGACAATGTGCTCACAGAAATTCTGCGACTTCACCAGATCACTTGTGGCCACTTCAAGTCTGATGATGGCGACCTGATCGAGGTCCCCAACAATCGATTGACGGAACTCATGGACGTGCTCGAAGAGGCTGATGACAAGGTCATTATCTGGGCTACATACCGGGCAGACATCTTGAAGATCACGGAGAAAATCAAAGATGTCTATGGACCAGAGAGCATCGTTAGCTACTATGGAGACACGACAACTGACGAACGGTCTGAGGCAGTCAAACGGTTTCAAGACGATCCTGGTACTCGGTTCTTTGTGGGCAACCCATCAACAGGTGGTTACGGTATTACCCTGACTGCTGCCACGATGGTTGTGTACTACTCGAACAGTTACAACCTGGAACACAGGCTGCAGTCTGAGGATCGTGCTCATCGTATCGGTCAAACCAAGTCAGTGAACTACGTTGACTTGTGCGTGCCGAAGACTATAGACGAGAAGATCATCAAGGCCCTGAGAGCAAAGAAAAACATTGCTGCCCAGGTCCTTGGTGAAGACATCACTTCTTGGCTTAGCTAGTACGACGTTCAAAGTGCGGTACGTCCTTGAACGATTTCCAGAAACCGCCCCAGCTGTTTTTAGGATTCAGGGACTGCCAGTACTCGCCAACCGCTCTGAGTACTTCAACGTCGTAGATAAGCTTGCCGTCTTTAAAGAAGTTCAGGTCAATGGCGCAGCGCTTCAGATGGTTTGAGTTCATCGTCTTGCTGCGTCCTGTTTTGACGTAGATAGCTTGCTGTTCAGGGGTACGGGCAAGTTCACCACCAGTCACCATGAAACCCTGCTCAGTAGCATACTGAATCAACTTGCAAGCGTCCAGGAGGAACGCGGCTTGTTCTTGTGAAAGGCTCATTGTTCTTTCCCCTTAGTCCGTAGCTCCATGACTTTCTCAACGGTACGTCCACCAAAGTACGCGGTCATAACTAGCATTCCCCACTGACCAAGCAACGTGACGTATGCCTCGGCAATTCTGTAGCCGCTTCCGTCTAGCAGCGCAAACATCGTGTAAGCACTCAGCAAATAGACCAAGGTCATTGGGCGGATATTCTTAGACATCCATGAGTCACTGGACATATCTGCTTTCCAGCGATCACTCACGTTGTTTTCTTGATTGGCTTGTGCAGCTAGCAAGGCCTCAAGTTCTTTCTGCTCTAGCTCGGCTTTCCTAATGCCAAGCTCGATAAGTTTTTCCTCGTGGTCGTACTGCATCTGCCGTAGTTTTTCAACGTCGGCAGGAGTAGGGTTGTCTGGAATCTTGACGCCCAGAGTATTCTCAACAACCTCTTTGCCTTTGGCTTGAATGGCACTAGACAAGAGGTTCAAGCCGCTTTCAGCAAGCGTGCCTAACAGCGCACCAACGATTGGAATCATGTGTTTCTCCTATTTGTTGTTCGAGATCCAGATGAAGACCTCAGTCATTACCCAAATACCAAACATGACTGAACCGATAATAGCACCGTAAAACTTCACGTTGTCGTTGAATTCAGCCTTGAGCCGCTTAGCCCGAGCAATTCTTCTAGCTTCAGCTAGTTCTTCTTCCTTCTTGACCTCACGCAAGCGTCTGCGTTCGGCTTGGAAGTCGTCCCACAAACCAGGGATCGGCGTGTGGTATATCAGTAGTTCCTTTAGCTCTTGCTCATACTGTTGCAGCTGCCTGATGCGCATGACGTTGTCAAGGGCCTGCGCGTCCAGGGACTTCTGCTTGATCGGGTTTATGCTTGTCTGCTGAGCACCCCTGATTACTTCTTCCTGGGCAGAGAAGAAGTTGTTGAGTCCAGAACCGATCTCGCCAAGGATACTACTAACGTCCTTGCCAACAGCCTTTGCGTCCTTATACAGGGCTACTGCTGCTTTGACCCCAGCCACCGCAGCCTGAGCTGTAGCATAAGCTGCGGCGACTTCTATCATGTCAATTCATCTTTTGCAACAACAACATCAGGGTGAACAAGGCGCCAAATGCGCCAATGATCAAGGCCCCTGCCGTAGCTACCATGATGCTTTCAATGCGCTTCAACCGCGCATTAGTTGCGGCAAACTGCACTTCTATTTTCTCATAGCGCATCGCACACACTTCTTCGTGCGTGTTTAGCTGTGCCTGAACATCAACCGCAGTAACCATACTATGCTCCGAACAACTCGTCGATTTCAGACATCTTGACGGCCACCATAGCAGCAATGTCATCAAGAACCGCGGGGTCACGCAGACGGTTGGCTTGCAACTCGTCGTCAATCGTGTACTTAGCCCGAATAGTTCTAGGAATGCTAGCCTTGATAGCTGCAACCTTTGGACTGATGGCTTGAGCAATGCCAACGTCAGCATCGGTGCCCAAGGTCCATTGAGCATCTTGCGCAGCATTAAAGCTAGCCAAACACTCATCAGTCATTGAGGCATAGGTGACGTCGTCCTTAGTGCCGTGCCAAACAGGGGCAGTTCCAAACCCAGACTGGGGGTGTGTATACTGACCAACAAACGTATATAGTTTCATCTTCTTCTCCTTATGGGTTCATAACCATGTAACGGCCGTTAAAGCCAGTATCACTTGAGAACTCAGCCTCACCGTTAGAGCTCATCATCAAGACACGGCCGTCAGAGAGAAGCAGCTGCTGGCAGAAACCAGGGGAATACGGGTAAGCCGCTTGTCTGTGGCCAACAATCGTGACATCAGCCAAGGTAGCGTGGCCGTCTTCAGAGGACCAAGGTCCTGGCAGCAAGATTGGGCGAGAGTAAGCAATGGTTGTATTGTCACTGCGGTAACTGCCAAAGTTTACGCCATATCCCGTGTGGAAGACTCGGCCCAAGTTGTCGATTACGTGGAACCCGGTCCCTGCTTCACTGTAAGTGTACGGGATAATCTTGACAATGTTGTCTCTTGGGAAGACACGATCACTGTTAGACACCACACCAGCAATATACGTAAAGTTGCGATTACGAGTCGTGTCGCAAATAACCCCTGGACGAGTAGGCGTACTAGTAGACGTAGTCGTGCCGTCGCCAAATTGACTGTTGCCGTTGTAACCCCAGAACCAAAGTTGCCCGTTTGGCGTTCCAGGAACACCACCGATGGCTGCAACGACTTTCATTTCAGAGACGCCGTTTAGGTGGAACTCACTGAAAGTTTGAGAAGTACCACAACGCACGAAAGCAGACTGGTTAGTCGTGTTGCCGTTACCAAGGTTACCGTTGCTGTTGTAACCCGAACCATACAACTCGCCGTTGTTCTTCATGTAGTACATGGTGCCGTAGTAGTTCCAACCACCTGAGTAGTAAGAACCGACGTGGGTTTCAATGTCGTACACGCTGGTGGCTCCAGAGATCAACTGAGGAGATGTGTAAGCGGTTGTGTTACCGGTACCCAATTGACCTTGAGCGTTCCAACCCCAAGTGTACAGTTGACCAAGGTTGTTGACCGCCATAACGCCGCGAGGACGTGCGTGAATCATACGCACGTTTGGTAGAGCCGAGACTAGTTGAGGAGTAGTCTGAGGTGAGGTTGTGTTACCAATACCGCATTCACCGTTACCGTTATGGCCCCATGACCACAAACGATAGCTGCTGTCAATAGCATAGATGGTTGAGGCATCTGCTTCGCCGCCGTTCAGTTCATTGGCCGTAGTTAAGCCAATGATCTTGCAAGATAGCCCACCAACAGAAGCATCAGGGCCTAAGTAAGGAACCTTGGTCCAAGCGTACACGTCAGTGGTGTGTCCTGCGCCTGCAAGACCCTGGTTGTTGTAACCCATAAAGAACAGGTCGCCATCCTTGGTCAGCGCCATCATGGCGCCAGAACCGTTGCAGTGATGAATCTGCACAAAGTGGTCGCCTGCTCGCATCAAGCCGTATTCGCCACTGAATGCCATCACAGACGTCAGGTTATGGTGGTTATGCGAGTGCGCATACTTACCAACCAAACCGTATTCAACTGTACCGCGAGCAACGTACTCAAACTTATCGTTCAAGAAATTGCTGACCTCATACTTAGTACGACCGCCACGAGAGAACTGACGAGGTCCTAAACGAGGATTAGGCATGCCTGAAGCAATGCGCAAGTTAGTGCCAGCAGGGTCACCGAGCCATGGTTCGTTGCCAGTACCTACTAGATTAGGACCTGCAATCCAAGGACGCGTGTTGTTGACGTAGATACTGTTGCCTTGGAAACCTGACTGTGCTCGCCAAGCAACACCAGTTGCTGTTGCTGTGAGAACTTGGCCGTTAGGTCCAATGCCAAAGCGAATTGGGCTTGTGCCGTCGTGCGTGACGATGTCGCCAAGGGTAGTCAAGATATTGATACCCTGCATCATCAGGTCCCAATACGTAGTATTGGTAGGCAGGTTGCCAGTCGATGCTAGTTTACAAATGTAGACGCTCTCGTTGTACTTGACAACGTCGTCTTTTTCGTAGGCCGTGGCACCTGAGTAGGTATTTCTCCACGTGAACTTAATTTTTCCAAGGTCAAGGGTTGCCATGGTTTCTCCTTACGGTAGTGTGCAGATGAGGTGGCCGTCGTTGTTGACAGAGAAGACATTGCCTGACGCGCCAAGGAAATAGTCCTCATAATCGTTTACGTTAAATGAATCAGCAACTCCAATGACTGACCTATCAAGCAGCAAGGAACCATTAGAAGTTCTGAAACCATAGAAGATCGAGTTGTCTTGTGGCGGTGCGATTGTCTCGTAACCAGACCGGTCAGACTTGATACGAATAAACTTAAGCTCGTCACCAGCAACTAAGGTTGGCAGACCAGCATTACTTACGGCAGTTGATGCTGTGGCTGCAGAAGCTGCTGCACTTGAAGCAGAAGATGCGGCGGCAGAAGCTGCGGCTGTTGCGGCAGCTGCATTACTTTGTGCGTTGGCAATGTCAGTAGTTGTTGGGCCCATGGCAACCTTAGTGCCTGTGGCATCGACAACCAGAGCTTTGTTTGCTTGAAATTCAGCCACGCGAATACCAGTTACAGTACTGGTTTCAACAACCTGCAGTGAACGGTCAAGCTGTTCTTGCAACTGCGTCGCAATGATGGTCAGCTTGTCGAGAGCACCTTCGTGTGTTTCTGCTGGGAATGGGTCGCCTTCAGTGTAGTCCACTTGCTGGACAATCGGCGTACCGCGAAGAATAACGATCTTGAAACCAGCAGCCAGGTTTGAGTTCAGCGTGACAGTGGCGAACTTAGTTGAGGCGTTGATCGTGACTGTGTAGTCGTATGGGTTTGCTCCACCGCGAGTTCTCAGAGTCTGTATGCTTGCAGTGTCAACAGTAAAAACCTTGAGGTCGTCCAAACCTTGGACGGTCGCATTAAAGTAGAAAGTGTTCGTTGAACCAGTGCCAACCTGGACGACACGTTTAATTTCGGTTTGAACTGTCATTGCACTAGACTCCTTAAGCTACCTCCGTATGGGACCTGCTCGCTCGGCGGAACGAAAAATCGCTGATCGTTTTCTTGCATTATACGGCCTTCCATCCGACGAAGATACCCTGGGTTGACCATCTCTTGCAACTCGTACAGAATCAAATAGTCCAGGGCTTGCCTAGTATAAAACAAATTGATGAACGGAGTGTTGTTCGTAACCGTCCTCATTAGGTTAGCACCCACATCTTCGCCTGTTCGAATACGGGTAAAAATCTCAGCTAGGTCATCTACCTGTCCTAAGGTAGGACCTGCCAGGGTTGACAGGAATGAACGTCCATACCTGCTGTATTCGCCAAACAAGAAATCGCCGTAGATACCAAGGCCTCCGCCCTGGCTCATGGCAGCAAACATTAGCTTGGCGTCCTTCTCTGTTTCTCCAGTAAAGGTCCGAGGTTCCTTGCCCTTCAGAATATCTTTAGCTACCATCGAAGCATATCCGAACAGGGTAGTACCAGCTATCAGATGTACTAGTCCCATCATGTCTGGCCTACCGTTAGCAGCTCCATGAACCTCGCGTCCAAGACCCCGGCGAATCATCGTAATCGGGAAGGCCTTAAACTGCATGATCAGGCGCAACGCTTCACCTTCAGCCGTACCTACCTCAGTGCCCTGACTCATAATGGCTCGTTCAGCGGCTCCTGGCATAGGTACCGCGTAATCAGAACGGTCCTGGAAGTAGGTATCTAGGCGAGAGACAAGTTCATCTCTAGCCGTAGCAATATCCCTAGCAGACGGTTTAGCATTGCCCTTGTCCTTCAGATACTGCTTGACGACGCTGTCTTCTAGTTCCTCGATAGCTTCACTGACCATGTACTTGTTACCGTCAGCCGCTTCCTTGACCGCGTACTTGCGATAAATATTCCACTCGACTTCGCCAATGTCGTACTGCTGCATGACGTTAGCTGCCTTGCCAAGCTTGCTGTACTCAAGATCAACCTTGTTCGCCAGGTTGTTACTCATGATCAAAGCAGCACTGGTTCGGTTTGTGTCGTTCCACCAGCTCATTAGGTTGAGTTTGAAGAAGCGCTGCTGCAATTTGGCCATTGCCCCAGGGACCGAGTCTTGCGAACCAAACCTAGCTGTCACGTCACCAATCAGGCCGTCAAAACCAACACCAAGCAGACGGGCAATCTCTTTGCGTTCAAGATCGCCACGACCCTTGAAGATATTCAAGATCGTGTCACTGTACGACTTCAGCAGTGGAACCCCTTGGTAGCGTAGTTCGGCTGCCTGGTTAGGAATGTCAGTCACTGAGGACACGACAGCACCACCTAGCTTAGCCATGTTCTGGATTGAACGGGTAATAGCGCCGATCCTTGCCAAGCTGACGTTAGCAGGAATCCTAGTGGTCCCATCAATCTCCTTCAACTGGTTCATCAGGTTTTTCTTTGACAGCTTGTCGTAGACTTCTGGTTGATCACGATACTTGAGTTTCAACTCAGTCATCATGCGATCAAACATAGCAACAGGGTTTGTACCAAGGCCTTCCATCAAGGCGGTGTTCCTGGCCATGTGGTCAAGGCCATTAGTAATCGCTTCACGCAAGTCCTGGGTACCAAACTGCTCGTTGTAGGCCATGAAAGAATCCGAGTCCTTGAAATGCAGAGTGCGTTCCTGGCTCATCTTTTTGGCTACGTTAGCTGGTCCTTTAAAACCATGCAAGAAGTTGCTCTCGCTGTCTCCCTTGAAGCGCTTGTGCATTCCTGTCGTCAAGCCAAGGTAGGCGCCTTTCAAGAACTCCTCAGGGTCTGCACCCCTAAACGTGGCCTCAATGTCTAGTTTGTCTAAGACGTAATTTTTCCAGTTTTCAAATCCAGCTTGACGGATCCGAGCTTGATCGTGGCTTTGTCTAAAGATATAGCCGGGTCTTGCTTGAATGTAGGCCCCAGCTCGGTTTGCTCGTTCGATGGCGACTGACTGGTACTTGTGGACGACGGCTGCAATCTTTTGCGCCACAGGGTTTTCCGAGATGCCTGGTGTTCCATTGGGTTTAATCTCAAAGAGTTCTCTAGCAATATCATCGTCCATATGGCCATTGCTGAAATGAACCAACAGGTCGTCTTTTTCTAGGTCGTGAATCAAGCGACCCAAGTACTTGTTTGACAGGGCCTTGCCTTGCGCGTCGATGCTAAGCTTAGAACCAACCCTGTTTTTCACTGAGCCAACCATCAAGGCCTGAAGACCTTCGGCAGGATCGACAAACTTACCGACAAAGTTGTAGTTCTGCGCCAACACCTTGGCGTTGATCATAGTATTTCGCTTCTCAATCGCTGCTGCTAAAATGCTGTCGTTAAGTCGTTGCTTCAGGTGGTCTGCAATAGTGGCGTCTAAGTTATCTACATGAAGCATCTTCTGCTTCGACGAGATAAACGTTTCAATTTCAGACAGTAAGTCACCGGCCTGCTGATCCGTGATCTTGCCCTCTCCAGCGGCTTTCTTAATGATGTCTAAGCAATCTTGCATTGCCATCTTACATTCCCTTCTTAATGCAGACCACGGCAGCTTCTGCTGCTTTGTGCATGTCTGTTGCGTTGGCTTGCTTTTGGTCCAAAACTTTAAGCTCAGTCTCAAGAGCGGCCTTCAAAGCATTCCCAAGCTCGGGGTCTAGGTTAACCATCTCGGCTTCAATATTAGCTTGTATTGCCATCAGGTCATCGTCAATTAACTTAAGATCGTTGCCAATAGCTTTCATAGCGTCGGCCACAGAATCGTTAGGCTCATTCAGCATGGGCTCAGCATCTGCTGCATTGCTTGGTTGCTGTTGATAAGCTTTAGCTAACTTTAACTTCTGAGCATCTGACACCTCAAACGGCATGACGGCATTAGGATCAGGCAATACCTCAAGCACGACAGTAGGATCGCCAAAGTCGTGAGTTGGTTTAATGACCTGTTTCACGCGGAACTTTGTGCCACGATCAATCAGCAATTCAACCTCGTCATGGCTGGATATAGCTCCGGCAAATGCCACTTTACTGCCTTCTGGTACAAGAATCTTTGTCATCGGCGCTTTACCTTTATAAGGGCCGTGAAACTTTTTTGCAGTTTCATAAGTAAAGGACGAACTGCTAAATCCGTGCATCGTGATGATGTGACCTTCAGCCGCTTTCAATAGCTCGTATGCCTTCATGCCGTCAAGATTCTGGTCCCACACAAACTGTTTAAGGTTTAGATCGGCCAAAATATTGTTGAACGTGGTATACCTTACATTCCCACGCCAAACGTCGTATTTTTGTGCTGTCAATGGAAGTTTCTTAAAGGCGGAGTCTAGCAATTCAATCTTCTTTTGCATCTCCGGACTAATCGTCTTACCTAGAACTTCTTTTCCCCACAAGGCATTGTTAATCGGAATGTAATCGACGCCAGTATAGTCTTTCAGAACACTTATTTCTGCCGGGGCCAGGGTTTTTGTAATGTCATCGTAAAACTGTTTCAGGAACTTGTTGCCATCAGAGTTGTTAAAAAACTTAATTGTATTTGTTTCCTTTGCAACTTCCTTTGCAACTTCGCTGTACGTGCTCTCAAGATCAATGCGACGCAGAGCTAGTTTTTCCTTAAGTTCTTCACCAAGATTTTTGTCCATGCCATGAAGTATGGCAGTATCAACTAACTTGTTGACCTCGTCTTGGGGGATACGTAAAATGCGAGCAACCGCTTCCTCAGTGTCCTTAAGACTGACTTTACCGAACACATCAGGATTTTTGTCCATGATGCTCTTGTAGTCTGCAATCTTAGTTGTGAACTTGTCGCCCTTAAGTTCACCTTGAGCTCTATACAGCAGTGCACCACCTGGGTCAAGGCGCCAAACAGCTCCCTTGCCTTCAATCATTTGCATGTTGAATTCAGGTGCATTGCCAACGACGTCCCAATTAGCCAAGTAAGCGTCAATGATAAGGTGCTGAGCAAAAGCGCGTTGTTGCTCTTCGGGCAGGGTTTTAAATTCGCTTGGGCTCAGGGTTTTAAAGTTTTTAATCCAGTCACTAGCGACACCAATTACTGCCTCGTTTTCCGTAACAAGGGTAGTTTTAGGCATCGGCACGCCGTACCATGTGTACAGTGTAGCAGCAATCCATTCGTTAAGCGCTAGATCTTTTTCGTAAAACTTGACGTAGTATTGACTGTTGTCGTTCTTGTCAATGAACGTACCACCTTTGTTAGTACCAAGTTGTTTACCTGCACTTTCAAGGTTATTGATGTCAAAGGCCGTGTCGTATCCGGCAAAAGAATTGTAGACGTCGCCACTTGTTTCTAAGTATGTGTCTGGGTCAAACATCGCAGACTCAACCGCTGCTTTGCCCTTGGGGTTTAGATCGTTAAAGACCTCACCAACAGCGTCTTGAGCAAACATAGACTCCATGGCCATTTCAGGACCAAGGACTACGTTGTGTTGGTTTTGCTTAGGATCAAAAACAGCGTTCTTGATCTCCATGACGTGAGTCATGTTGTTCTTAGTGAGGTTGTACGAACCCTTATAGGCAATGTCAAGAGCAGCCTCTTCGCTGATCTTGATCCCGTGGATGGCTAGCAGATCCTTAAGATTTGCAGACACCTTTGACATATCAATCGTGCCTTCAGTTGAAAAAGCTTTTGAGGTCAACAAGCCCATAGGAGCCCGCGGATCTGCTTTAACAGCTAAAACTTGGTTGTCAACTGTTCTGACATAGAAGGCAATGTTGTTCTGCATGCCGTTGACCTTGGCCAACTGCACTGCTTCTCCAAATTCAGGATCATCAAGAGCCCTAGTAATCTGGGTCGTTGTGATCTTGGCGGCCTTAGGCATGGTTGCCTCATCCATCAAGGCCATACTTGTTTCAACGTCTTGGTATGGTTTGTATTCCTTGATTGGACTGCGTTTTTTGCTAGCAAGATCCTCTTCAAATTTTGTCTCAATGCCTTGCAGTGGAGTACCTGCTTCAGTAGAGGTTTCGCCTGCCTTCTTAATTGCTTCGTAAGGATTTATTGAACTCTCATCAGGAGCCATGGCATCAAAGTTTGCAGCATACACCTTGTTTGATGCACCGTGCGCAGCAATCTGTCCTACTTCAACGCTATGTCCATTGGCAGCTTGTTTTACCGCGGTTTCTAAAGCGGCAGCGTGACTTCTACTACGCAGTCCTTTGTAACCGTCGTAAAACTTTCCGCCAACAGCAAACAATCCACCTCCTGCCGCGGTGCCAAAGGCCACGTTAGTCAGGGAGTTCATCATGTCGTAGTCTGCTTTTTCTTGCGTTTTAGCGGCGTAGATAAGAGGTTCAACAGCCAGTGAACCAACAAAGCCGGCCTCGGCACCTCTAGCAAAACGAGAAGCCGTCACTCCTAATTTTGCATATCTAGCTTGACCTATGATAGGAACAAAACCAATAGCAATACCGACTGGATCAAAGATAGCCGTACCCATGGCCAAACCAAAGCCAATAGAGTTATCTACAAAACCTTGTGCGCGTTCAAAAGTACTAGCTAACCGCAGTTCACTTAATTTTCTTTCGTGTTGAATTTTTGCAACTAAACTACTAACTGGTTTGTCCCAAGACAATTGTCCTGGAATTCCAAACTGGGTGTTTGCTTGATCCGGACCAAGAATAGATGGGCGCTCTGTAAGTCCAAACTCCTCAAGCGTGGGACGACTTTTCCAGCCTTGACCGGAACCGCCCCTTGGTGAGTTGTGTCGACGGTTGTAAAGTCTCTTTAGCTCGTCATCTGTATACGTAGTAAGTTCTTCAGCTCTGCGAATCTCTCGCATACGCTTGATGGAGTCAATACCGGTTTCAGTCCAGCCTGATTCAATGGCAGCATCAGCAACCTGGCCGGTTGTTGAGCGCAATTGATCAAAACCAAAAGACTGAAACCACTTAGAAGGTACCAAGGGAGCATGGTTAAAACCAAGCTCTTGTGCTTCTCGTAGTTGCGACTCGGTAATGCCTAGAGCATTTCTAGGCATGTTGACGTCTTTTTTAAGTTTGTCGGCCATGGTTAATTATTTAAACTCTATGCCAAACCAATTGCTTCTCTTTTGCGGCAAAAGATTGACGTTGCCTAATTGTTGCCAAGTTAACTCGTATGGGTTACCCTGAGCGTTGGTAACAGGTTCAACAATCCCGCTTCCAGCATCCATGACCAATTGAAGTCCTGTGTTATTTGCGTTGTTAATCCAAAACGAACGTTTTTCAAGCATTTCAAGATACTCTTTTTGCCTGCGCACAGGATCTTTATTGCCGGGATTCGCACTGCCAGGGGACGTTATGGTGTCTAGTTTTGTAAGTAAATCCTTATCCTGGCGTATGCGTTGTGCATTTGCATGAATTATTTTTGGATTTAGTGCAGTACTACCACCACCTAAGGATTTTGTTTGCACAAAGTAGGTACCACCCTGAAAATCATAGCCTTGGGTAATAAGTTTAAACGCATCTTCTACTTCTCTTTGCACATTGTTTGCGCCACTCACAGCTAATTTTGCAGCTGCAATTCTAATAGCCAGGGCTTGTGCCGAGTTATAGGTTGTTAAGCGATCCGGAATATTTCCTGTCAAAGCTGTTTTGTATTTTTGACCAACATTGAGTGCAACGTTTTCAATAAACGTATAACTTACCCCGCGGTCGCTTAGCTTACCAAGGTTTTGCTTGACAACCTCCTGACTTGTTCCCAAGGCTGCAATAATTGACGGTTCAGCAGCAGTGCCCATTGCGTTGGCAGCCCAAATATATTCGGGAGGCAATGGGTTAGGACCTGTCGTCAATTGACGCCAAGCAATTTGCAAATCACCACGCCTCTCACCATTTTTTCCACCATAACGCTCAATAAAGCTACGCAGACGTTGCCCTAATTGCTCGCCTCTAGTACCAGTTAAATACGACTTTTCAACCTCTACTTCTGTTTTAGTAAGAAGTACGATGTCTTGATTAGGAACACCGTCTCGAAGTTGAGCAGCAATAATGTGGTCGTTGGCCTTACCTCTGTCGCCATTCAGAATGTAGTTGTTTACGACGGAATTACTTTTGTAGTGAGCTGCAGCATCTTGTTGACGTTGCTGAATAATCAAATTTGCCTGTTGTTGAACACCTTGTTGAACAGCTGTTTCATCTGCTGCGCCTTTACCAGAGGGTTTTAAATTTTGAACGGTTTTTATGATGTCTGCCGTAGACATTGAAGCAAAGCTGGCTGTGGTCGCATAAATTTTTTTATTGACGGAAATGTCGCGAAAGGTTTGGCTAGCAATTACGTAAGCCTGTTCTTTGCTTTTTGGATCATTGGGATCCAGCACACTATAAACCTTAGCTTGAATACTCTCAAGAGAGTTAAAACCGGGCGGTGTTGTTCCTGTTAGAGCAGCCGCCACCGCGTCCTTCATTTCTACTTCTAAGTTATATTTAGCTGCGACATTGACAAACTCAGAAGAAGTTTTGCTGCTGTTAAGCAAACGCAAATACTGGTCACCTGTAAAACCATATAGCTTTTCAAGTTTCCATTTGCCATCAGGAGTTGCTCCAAGCTGTTTAAGAGCTGCGTGAGCCGCCTTAGGATCATCAGCAATCATGCGCAAGAAAGCAACTTCGGCAATCTTGTTAAGATTTTCTTTGGCTTTCTGTACAGTGGCTGGACGAGCAATTGCTAAATACTTATCAGCTCCTTCTGGTTTTACGCCAATAGCCGTAAGTCCTTTCATTGACTCAGGAATTTTGTCTTCAGACATATCTCCTAAAACGGTACGCCACATCATCATAGTGCCATCAAGTTGGGTAGGACTATTAGACACGTGAGTAGCGGCTTTTTCAAGACCATCTTGTATGCCAAGTTCAACGGCTTGAATATGAAATTGACTTTGCTGTTGAATAGCTTTTGACAGAGCAACTTCACGAAAACGCAAACTAAACTTTTCAAATTCAGCTGCAAAATATTTATTGCCCTCAGCTATTTTTGCATAATCTTTATGGTGGATCAAATTATCAACAGCGTCTCTAGTTAAATCTACGAGAAGTTGTCCTTCTGATGGAGAAGCGTCATATCTTTGCGTAAGATCTTTATTTCTATACTTGCCAATGTTTCGTTCTTCTTGGTTTGTTAAATTTTCAAAATCCATGGAAAATCGTTCGCCCATTTCAGACGACACTAACGCCATGTCTAGCGACGCTTTTTCTTTCTTTTGTTGCTCATTCCACTTATAGGCAATTGAAGCAGCCTCACGAATATCTTTACCTGTCTCAGCCGTGCCTTGAGAACCAAGAGTAAAAGCAGCTCGCTCTCGAGAATCAAGACCTTGCTGATAGCTAACGGGTAATTGACCGCGTCGTTCGTAGGTAGGAATTTTTGGCATATTAACTAACCTTTCCTGGTGTAACTTTACCCGTCGTTGAAGGTTTTTTACCCCATACACCCATGTCGTAACCCATGTAAGCAGTTTGCGCGCTGCCAGTAAGAATAGTGCCCATAGCAGAGGTTGTACCTTGACGAGCCGCTGTTTCACCTTGGAAGCGGGACATGTTTGCTTCGTTTTGAAAGTTTTCAGCTTGAAGTTCACCACCGTACAGGATAGCCAATTGTTCCATCGTGCCCTGAATGGTTGTATCTTCTTGCAAGTCTAGAAACGTACCGGACTTTCCAATACCGCTCGCGCCCCTTGCAGCATTTTGAGAACCAATAAGTCGGCGAAGCCGTTGAGCTTCGGCTTCTGACTCGTATTTTGCTTTTTCAAGAGCGGTCTGTTTGTTCCGCTCCATGATCTGCGCGTTGTAGTCAGCCGCCTTTTTAGCATCTTGGCCTGCTTGGTATTGACCATAGGCCTGCATCGCCGTACCGGCGACCATGGCGGTCAAGATCATAGTTTCAACACCCATCAAAGAACCTCACGTATCTGTAATGATCTTTCTGATCGGGACCCCACATACGCAGCGTCGATTCTTTCTGATACCCCAGCCACTCTAACCAGCGAATGGCGTGCAGTAGATCTGATGGTACAGTTGTTTGAAGTCGATGCAGTTTGAGTTCCCTTCCCAAAAATTCCTGGTTTAGCTTGATGTACTTTATACACTGAATCTTGTGTTTCGGAAATAGTGCGGACGGAATCAAATAGGATTCGGCCACGCCTTTCCAAATAGGAATGACCCCAGCAATAGCAATCGGTCTTGCGTCGACTACGGCCGTAAAGGAGATTGAACACTTCTCCAGTGCCAAACCATTGTGGAGTACGGGCCAGAGAGGTTTTATAAAGTCGAGGTGCCATGATTCAAATGGAACTACTATCATCGTTCAGAAACTGTCATTGCGTACATGATCGCCAAGATGGTGCAAGGATGCGGCGTGTCAGACTGCACAAGCAACTCAAATTGACGCTCAGGAGGGTGCTGCACGAGCACGCGTTTGTCACCCGTAAACAAGCGAATTGAACCCATAGGCATAGCCCCTGAACGGAAAGGAATAATTTCCAATGGAGCCCCGTTTGCGCCAAACTTAAGGTTGAAAGTGTCAACCAGGCGATAGGTGACCCGTTCAATACGGCGAATCTTGCCTTGAGAAGGACCTGTTTGTGTTTGAACCTCAGGATCAAGTGTTCTTACACGAGCAACGTAGGGCAGACCTACACTAACCTTTGAGGCAGAACGAGCCAACGTAATGGCCCCTGAGCTAACTACGCGGTCTGGATGAACAGCCCCATCAGCTAGGATCTGTACCGTCTCACCCTCAAGATGATCAAGACCGGACAAACTATTTACTGGGGGACCGTCGTAGCTGATGCCACTGTCGATGAAAAAAGCATCTTCAACAACCATGCCTTTGGCAGTATCAAAAGATTTCTCTAAGTATTCAACGTACTGTACAGTGGCGCCATCAACTGTTCTTTCAACGACGAGGTACAGCACCTCTTCTGATTCGTCGTTCTTAGGAATCACCGCAATACTTTTAACAAGAACGTCAGTACCCCCAATAATGTGTCGATGCCATGCCACAACTTCTTGGTCTGGCTCGTAAGTCAAGCAGCGCAATTCACCGGTTTGCAGCAACGTCCAGACTAAATTGTCAGGGGAACGAGCATAGGCGATTTGTTTGACGTTACCAGTTGTAATGTGCTCAGCAAGCAACGTAAGGTCAACAGAGGCATAGCCGTCAATGTTGATGTCATACGATAACTCACGTACTTTTAGGCGTGAACGGTCAATGTATAGAGTGGTCCTACTGGCGCCCACGGGACGTTCATTGGCCGTACCGTCAGTGGTTTCACGAGAGATGGTTGAGTTTGAGGGTGTCAATGCCTCGTAGTTTCGACCAGCAGACAGAATGAATGGACCATCAGACGTACCAAGCTGCAAACGCTTCTCACCATAAATCCAGCGAATCGCGTTCACCTGGTCAGTAGCAAGAGTAAAACTCAAGCCTGAGTCATCAAGCACTTCAGCCTTTGCATTTGACGGACTAAAGGTTGCAAATTCCCCCGTACGTGTCCCCCAAATGGTTGATGGTTTTGCTGTCGTAGCTGCAAAGAACAATCGTTCTTGGAAGAACGCGACGCACGTCGGCCAACCGAGCGCGTTTGACCAAGAACCAAGTCGCCAGTCTTTAGTAGCGTTGCCAGCGCCAGTTTGACCAAAAGGAAAGTCTGGATCAACAGATACAACAACCGTTGTTGGGTTTGTGTAGGCAGTAATCTTGCCTGCCCCCCAAACAGCGGGTGAACCGTTTTTAAATCGAAACCAGCGTCCAATGTCGGTGACTGCAAAAGCAGAACTACTTGCAGTAATGGTTGCAGAACCTGTCAAGCTTGAAGTGTGAACAGTAATAGCAGTTGTATTAACTTCGTTGTACGGGCCATCTCGTGGTTCATACAGGTTTAGTGCCCAGTTAGTGGGTCCTAAACGATTAAGTGTTCTTGGCTGATAATCCTTATGGACAAGATACAGCACATCAGCAGACTGAGTAAAGTCCAAGTCATCAAGATCGTTTTCTGTGTATGGCGAAATTAACTCATATGGAGCAGTGCCTGCACCATTAAGCAGCACAGCTTCATTGCGGTAGAAGCGCACATACAAGTGACCAAACTCAACAATGTAAGCCTGTTCAGTTGAAAAAATAAATGGGATCAGTTTTGTTTTCTTGTCTGCAAATTTTGTAGGCGCAAGATAACGAGTACCTGATCTCTTAGTAATGCCGCCGTGAGGGAAGATGATAAAGTTCTCGCAACGCTCAACAGAGGTTGCGTATTTTTGCAAGTCAACACGACCATACAGGCGAGGTGAAATCTCACCGCCTGTAAAGTTAGTTTGAATTGGCGTTGTACGAGACATCTATTACCACCTTGGAGGAGTCGTCAAACGAGAATCAGCAATACCAAAACGGCTGTTAAGCCAGTAGTCAGCATCAAGAACCTCTTGTGAGTTTTCTTGTGCGTCAACAAACTTAGCTTCACGCAGTTTTAGTTCATACAGTTGCCACATCTGCTCCATCGTAGTAGATGATTGCAACAATGGATGCGCAAGGTCTGCTGCCAAACGAGCAGCAAGAGCGTCAACCAACAAGGTATCATAGCTTGGCACGTCCGTAAGCAGAGCGATATATTTTATTTTCAACGTTGAACCATCGTAGAGAAGACGACGAGATTCAATTGAGTAACGTCCATTGACATCTTCAAGTGTCAGCAGCCTTAGAAAATCTGCTGGCAAAACAAATTGGTGAGTAAACTCGTAAGCTGGGATTACGTTATCAAGAGGCAAAGAGACACGCCTAACTAAGCAGTTCCAAGGATGGGCGCGAAACACGGCGGCTCTCGAGTCATCATAAAGACGACGAGACGTTGCTGCTGCCTTAGTTGGGTCAGACAACGAGTTAATGGGGTCTACACCCAACAATGTGAGTGATCTATTTACGACTTCAATGTCTGATGCTGCCATGTGTTTCTCCTAACAAAAACGGGAGATCAAGCCTCACGGCCCGATCCCCCGCACTACCGGTGTTCCTCTGACTTAGTCTAGTGTGTACAGGATCTGACCATTCAAAGTGGCTCCGTCTGGGATCGTGCCACCAGTAACTGTTGCGCGCACAGTAAAACCAGTGCGGCTAGACAGTTTGTTGGCATTCACACCATTGATAGAACCGGCAGTAGCAACTGACGTGTTCACCAGGAAGGCGTCGTCGTCAGCAGCAACCGCTGTATTTGAAAGGTTAGTATAACCTGTGTGACCGACTTTAACAACGCGAGACGCGCCAAGAGCCGAGTTGACAATCTTCACACCAATGATGCGAACAGTGCCACCAGGCATTTGGCAAAGAGTCACGGTATCGCCATCAGCGCCGGCACCTGACTGAGTAAAGTCAAATGCACGAACGCGAACGCGGCCATGCTCATCGCACACGTCATTCATCGTCGCAGGAACAGTCTGGGTGTTAGCGTATTGAGTGCTATTTTGATTAGCCATGACTATTCTCCTTATTCAGCGCAGATGATTTCGACGACCTTCTCTTCTTCCATACGGGTTGCGCCGAAGGAAGCAGAGACGTAGACTTGAGTCGAGTTGCGCTTGTCGCGGCGAGGACCAATGTCTGTGACGATGTCTTGACCAACGGCCAAGAGC